TTATAATTGTCGTCATCAGTGGGTTAGATTATTATACAAAAAAGGAACTGAAATAAGAAATAGGGATACATCTGTTAAAGGTCTTGTTGATGTTCAAGGATTAGGTCCTAATTTACAACCAAATACCGTGCCAGATAATCAAAGAGACAAGGTAGAACCAAGAGTTGGTAGTAGTTTCAGCAAACAAAAAAATTATTACTTTGACGATGAAAAAAGAATTATTGTTGGTGCCGCTATGGTTCCAAATAGAATGATTCATCGTTATGATGAACTCGGTAATTTATACTATGTGTTTTTCAGTAAAGTCAGTATTAAAAAGATGGCTGATAGATTCCTTAAACAAAAGCGCACCGACCAAACAAGTATAGAGCACGACGGAATTAAATTAGGTAGTGATAAAGTTTATATTACTGAAAGTTGGGTGAGTGAAGACCCAATTAAAGATAAATCATCGGCGTATGGTTTTAATCTACCTGCAGGAACTTGGTTTGTTAGTATGTATGTGGCAGACCCTGAGGTGTGGGATATGATTAAAAAGAAAGCCTTGACAGGTTTTTCTGTGGAGGGATTATTCGCAGAAAAAAGTGTTTTCTCGCAAGAGTCAAAACAAATAAACCAAATAAAAGAAATACTAAAATCAATTAACGATGAATAGTAAAAAAGCGGTGGATAGAATAATGAAAGTTTTAGGACTAACTCAACAATCTTTTTACGAGGCAAAGACCGAACAAGGTATGTCTGTAAAAATGGAGGGTGAGTTGGAAATAGGACAACCACTTTATGTATCCACAGAAGAAGGTATGATTCCTGCACCCGCGGGAGTTCATAAAATGGACGATGGGACAGAAATTGAAGTTGATGAAATGGGTAAAGTATCTAAAATCAAAATGGGTCAAACAGAAGACGCAAAAATTGAGGAAGAGAAAGAAGCTAAGGACATCAAGGACGAGGATATGTCTAAAATCGTAGAACAATTTGGGGATGTGAAATTAAAAGATGGTTCAATTTTAAGAATTGGAGCATTAGAACCTCAATTTGGAACTCGTGTGTTAAAAGTTATGTATGATGGCACTTATTCTGCCCTTGTTGATGGTGAATATGAAACCAGTGATGGTAAAATATTATCCATTAATGGTGGGTCAATTAAAGGTGTTCAATCAAAATCAGACTACGACAAAAGAGGGACTGGTATGGACGATGAGAATAAAATACCAGTTGAAAAAATTGGATAGTCCTACATTTGATGTGGGTGAAACAATTGATGTCGTTAAAGAAGATGGCACAAAGGAAAAAGCACCTGATGGAGAACACGAAATTATCTTAAAAGATAGTGAAGGTAATGATGTTAAAATCAAAGTTGAGGTTGCTGATGGTAAAATAACTGAAAGAGAAAATATTGAAGAATCACCTTCTAAGGAAGATGGAATGGCAGAAATTGCTAACATTTTTTCATTAGCACTTAAAAAGTTTGAGACCAAAATTGACGCAATCGCATCTAAACAAACTGAACTTGAAACAAAGTTTGGCAAGTTTTCCAAAGAACCTGCGGGTTCAAGAGTTTATACTCAAAAAACAATAAACGAAATAGAAAATCCTATAATGTCTAAATACGATGGTTTTAGAAAATTAAGGGAAATGATTAAAAACTAAAAAAAAGTTAAAAAAATGAAAAAGAATAATTTATCAAAATTAAATTTCAATTATGACTTGGCTGGATTAGCGAATTACACTGACCAATTATCTGCTGATATTATCAGTGAAGCAGTCCTTACACCGATTACAATGAAATATGTAAATGTGGTGCCAGGAATTAAGGGGACACAAAATGTGAATTTATTGAGTGAAACATTAGTTGTCCAAACAGGAACAACTTGTGGTTGGTCTTCATCAGGAGACACTACTTTCACAGTAGCACCTATCACAGTTCAAGCACTAAAAACAAACACAAGTCTTTGCTTACAGGAATTAAATTCTCTGTGGTTGGGACAATATCTTTCAAGTGGAAGTTATAATGAGAACGCTCCGTTTGAACAAGCAATTATTGACTTGCAGACTAAACAAATTAAAAGATACAATGAAGATTTATTGTGGAACGCTACATCTGGTTCATCTCAGTTTTCAGGTTTCATAGAAATATTCCAATCTCCTAACTTTGTTTCTAATGGTGGTGTTGAATTAACAGGTCAAACAGCATTATGTTCTGTGACTGGTTCTACAACACAAGAAAAAGCAAACAATATTCTTGCACAAGTTGATAATCTTATCAATTCATTAAACAGAAACGTTTATGATAGAGATGATATTATCGTGTATATGTCTCAAAGTCAATTTAAGTGTTATATGGTTGCGTTGAGAAATGTAAATAACTTCCATTTTACAGAACCTACATTAGGTTCGGTTTATGAAGTGTTCCATCCTCAGTCAAACTATAAAGTTGTAGGTTGTCCTGGATTAAACGGAAGTAATTTAATTGTTATTGGTCCAATGCAGTATATGCTTGTTGGAACTGACTTAACTTCTGATGAAGATAGTTATAGAGCTTGGTGGTCTCAAGACTTCCAAGAGGTAAGAATTATGTCATCTTGGAAATTAGGAACAAATGTTGCGTTCCAAGAGTTTTTCGTGACTAACGGATTATAATATTTAAGGTCGGGAGGGAAACCTCCCACTTTAACAAAAACTAAACACTAAATTAAATAATACAAAATGAGTTGTAATTTAACAGACGGAATTTTATTAGGATGTCGTGATAATGTCGGAGGACTTAAAACGATGTGGATTACTGATTTCTGTAATTTATCAGGTATTACCTCAAGCACGGCTTCAACAATTACAAATATTGCTGGAACAGGTGAGTTTTATTGTTTTCAATTGATTAGAACATCTTCCCAACATACAGAGACAGTGAATGCTTCTTTGGAAAATGGAACGATTTTTTATCAAGGTGAAACTGTGACTTACTTTGCTAAATTGGAACAAGCGAAGAGAAATATACTTAAAACATTGGGTCAGCAACAAAAATTAGCAATTGTAGTAGAAGACAATAATGGGGATTATTTCCTATTAGGTCAAACCTACGGATGTTATGTCACTGCTGGAACATCAGTGACAGGAAAGGCTCTTGGAGACCAAAATGGATATAATATCACATTTGGTTATATGGAACCAGAACCGATGAATCAATTGAGTGGTCCTTTATCAACAATCGTAACGGGTATTACCGTGAGTGATTGTGCAGGATGCTTATCTTAAACAAAATATAAACATAGGAGAGTAGGGATTGCTCTCCTGTGTTTTTTTTATATTATGCTGATTATAAAAACAAATCAACCTAACTCTTTGGTGGTCACAGTATCACAGAATAGTGAATTGTCTAACCCTGAATATTTATTTTCATTTACTCATATATTCTCCAAACAAAATGTTTCGTTTATACCACTTGATGTTTCATTACATAAAAGTAGATATGATGAATTTTATTTTATTGAGGGTCTTGGTTGTGATGAAATACATTTTCCGTATGAGGGACAATACCTTTATTCAATTAGCGAACAACCAGCGGGTTCTGGAAACCTTAACCCTGCTCTTGCGTATAATGTGGTAGAAAATGGTGAGGCACAAATCATAGTTCAGTCAGCAATTACCGTGAATTCACAATTTGATGTGTTTATATCATCAAACGAAGACAATAGCAACTTTATATTCGCACCAGACGAACCAAACCCAACGCCAAATATTACTTGCACGACCTCCCCAACACCTACCCCCACACCCACACCCACAACGCCATAATAATTTACGCTATGATTAAAAAGAAAAAAAATTATATTTATAAATATGGAAGATATTAAAACAGAAGGGGATTTATTAAAAGTCTTTAATTTTACAACAGCCCAAGTTCCTATCATTGAGGAAAATCTTATAATCAATACAAGAAGTCCTTGGGTTTATTATGGGATTGCTAATATGGCACCACAGGAACTTATTAGATTATACAATTCATCACCAACACATAGAGCAGCAGTCCAATCAAAATGGTTTGGAGTTCGTGGAGAGGAATTAAGTATTCTCAATGGTAATAATGATAGATTGGTTATGGCTAATAGTTTGGGTGATGGTTTTTATGATATTTGGATGAAATGTGCTTTGGACTTTATTTTATATGGTGCGTTCGCACTGAATATTGTTTGGAGAAAAGATAGGGAAATGGGTTTTGATATGTATTATATGGATTGTTCCAAGTTGAGAGCAGAAAAAAGTGATTTATACGACAAGGTTCATCACTATTATTATTCTGCTGATTGGGCTTTTCCAAAAAAGTTTATCCCAAGAAAATTAGTTGCCTTTGATTACAATAGTGAAGAATCATCACAAGTATTTTATTATACAACTCATAGTTGCGGAAATAATTTTTATGCTACTCCGTCATATTGGGGTGGTGCGACAAGTATCTCAACAGAAGTAGAAGTGTATAATTGGTGGTTTAGTAATATTTGTAATAATTTACAACCATCTTTGTTTGTTTCACTCAATTCAGGAATTCCTGCACCAGAACAAAGAGAGGAAATTTTTAATAATATGACAGCCAAGTATGGTTCGTCAAATAATGCGGGAAAATTATTTTTAACTTTTAGTGATAGTAAAGAAAACGCACCCGAAGTGACGCAGATACAATCTAATAGTAGTGATAAGATGTGGATTGAGATGGCTGCGGCTGTTCAACAATCAATTTTAACATCACATCAAATTAGTAGTCCTGAATTATTAGGTATTATTACGCCAGGAGGACTTGGTGCTCCCGACCATTTAGAAGCCCAAGACCATTTCCAAAACCTCGTTATTAAACCTATCCAAACTGAAATAAAAAAGGTATTTGAGAAATTATTGTTATTGAGAGATAAAGAACCTGCGGAGTTAGTTATTAAACAATTTACTATGGTGACGATTCCTGATGCCGCACCTATCAAAACTGTGGATGTGAATAAAAATATTATTGATACACAAGTTCCATTAGCAGATAATCCTGAAACAAAACAAATTATAAATGAGTAGTCCAGGTATAGTTCCTCAAAATGTCTTACTAATTAGTGAGACGAAATTAAAAAACTTTACAGACATTGACCCTAATGTATCGTCAAGTGTCCTTTTACCTTTTATCTCTGTGGTTCAACAGACGAAATTAGAATATATTATCGGGGCAAGATACTATAAAGATTTACTTTATGGTGTATCAGGTAATACTTTATCACAAACAGACACAAATTTCCTAAATTACTTTGCACAACCGATGCTTGTATGGGCTGCGTATGCTGAAGCCCTCCCATCAGTTTTTATGAGAATTAAAAATAATGGAATTGTGACAGGTGCTGAAAACACGGTGACGATAAAAGAAATGGAGTATATGCAAGGAAGGGCAGATGATAGGTCGCAGTTTTTTGAGCAGCGACTTATACAGGAATTGATTTTTAATTCCAATTTATACCCACAAGTATTTACAACAACATCTAATCAAGGTCTTTTTCCACATTTGGGGAAAGCGTATTTTAGTGGAGTCCAAATCAATAATCAAAATGGAGATACATCACCTTATAATATGATGAAAAATTATGGTTTAAGGAGTTATGCTGACCCTACATATCCTTATTTGTGTCAAGGAGGTAATTGTTAAACTTATGAACGAAACTATATTATTATTATTATCAAATACTTTAACAGGTATTGCTGGTTGGTTTGTTGGTCGTAAAAGACAACAAGCGGATACGGATAATCAAGTATTACGTAATCTTGAACTTGCTGTTGGATTATACAAAAACATTATTGACGACCTAAAAGAAGAGATACATCAGTTGAATATTAAAATACAAGAATTGGAAAAAAAGGTTGATGAACTCCATATTGAAAATAAAAGATTAAAAAGTAGTTTATAATGCCAACGCCGAGAGAAAAAGACGAGACAGAAAAAGATTTTATATCAAGATGTATGAGTGAAACAAAAGGTGAATATCCTGATACAGCGCAACGATATGCTGTTTGTAAATCTTATGCCGATAAGAGTAGTGAAAAAATGAAAAAACAAGACCTGTTCGTATTGGTCCCTAAGAAGTCCGAGAATAGAGGTAAATATTTGGCAAGGTGTTCGGCTCACCCACAGATTAAAGGTCAATTTTCCCCCCTTAAAGAACGATTGGCGTATTGTTTAACATCTTTTAATGAATATTATAAGTATTGGACAAAGATTGAGGCGTTTGCGGAGGTTCCAAGTGATACAGCATTAGGTGATTGTATTGCGAAAGAAAAAGCCAAGGGGTTTGATTATAAAGAATCATACGCACATTGTGCGAGTAAAGTTGTGGTTCAGCCAGGCCCT